GTATCTGTCTTCCATGTGACAATCCATAAATATAAAAGAAATAAAGCATATGAGTATAGGAAGCAGTCATTTTTTTTCTCAATCTGGAACAAAGGGTCTGGATGGTCTTCAAGGTCCAATGGGTCCTACAGGACTAACTGGAGATCCTGGTACAAGTGTAACCGGAAACACAGGAAATACTGGAACAACTCTGACAAGTTTTATTTTAAATTTGAGTCAAAATTCTGTTACTTCTGATATTATAACAATTAACACGGGAACAATTGGATTTACTTTCGATGCATCATTGATTAGGGGCGTTACTGTTTTCTTTGGAGACGGAATAACAGCTACCCCGGGATCATCTTTATTTCTGGGAATTTCAAATGAAACAAATCTAGCCAAATTTACTTTCAGAAATATAGAAAGTAATACAGCAGGAATATCACTAACATCGGATGAGAATTTTATAACAATCAACGCTACTGCAGGAGATTTACCTGTTGGAAATCCAAATTCTGTTAAAGGAATTTTATATCTCGATACTAGTACTACAACCAAATTCACAGATTACGGATTCACTGGAAATACTCAATCGTTATATTTACATTTAAATCCGGGAACAGGATCTACTAATTCTGTTTTATTTACAAACAGAAGTAAAACATCCAGTGATTCAATTCTCGATGTTAATTCGATAACAGTTGTTGAAGCAAACAATATCACAGGATTTACTGGATTTAATGATAGTTCTAACTCAAATGAAATATCTACTTTTGCCCTTATAGTATCGGATGGATTGACTGGTTTTCCTTCGAGTGTTAAATTTAGACAGTCGAGTTCGATATTATATCCAGGAAAAAATATTATAGTTTGTACAAAACATAGTTCTGATTCCGGTATAACTGCAGAAGTTTTTCATGCAGGCTACGAAAGTTCAAAATTTTCGGCCTATACTCAAGGAGCTTGTCATACCAACACAACATGTTTGGATTATATTAATTATAAAGATTGTCAGAATCCAGGAAGCACTTTTTATGCATACGTGACATGTCAACAAGCTGCACCCAGTGGAACCTCATTTGAATCGATTCCATGTTGTATTCAAGGATTATGCACCAATGTTCCGCTGAATTTATGCCTTAAATGGGGTGGAACAACCCAGCAAAATTGTACTCCTCCATGTGCCGATCCGTGTAGTACATAGTGATTATGTCGTGTGGTTGCAATAAACATAAGCCTTGCAGTGGAGACCATTGCAAAAAAGAAGAAAAAAATATCAAGCAAGATATTCAACCGACACAAAATGTGCAAGAAAATAAATCTATTCCTGTGGTAAAAAAAGTCAATTCAATTGATGAAAACATTTTAAATAATTTTAAATATAATTCTACTCCAACTATTTCTTCTAATATAAATACATTATATGAGGTATTTACTATGAAAGAACAAACTAAACCAACACCACAATCTGAATCTTCTGTTTCTCCAGAACCTCAACCAGAATTTAAAGCAAGAGAAATAGAAAATCCGGATGGTATGTTCAAAATGGCAAAAAGTCTAGTATCTGCTTTGGCGTCGAGGGGGGTTCAAAACAACAAAGTATCAATAGAACTCAAACAATTGCGAGTTTTAAGTTGTTTTGGAAACAAAAATATAGAAGGACAATTGCCTCCATGTGAATTCTTGAGAAAAAGTAAAACAGAAGGTAAATTTTTTTGTGGTGGTTGTGGATGCGGAGACAAACCTATGACTTGGTTGAACGCTGCAGAAACAGAGTACTCTAAATTAGATTATCCTAAACTAAACTGTCCTCTACAAATGCCAGGGTTCAATAATTATACAGAATCTTCTCCAGAAGAGTCTATTTCTCCTATAACCAGAAGATATTATATTGAAAATATGAAATTTGAAGATGTTCAGTTGGTTTCTGTTACAACACCAGAAGCTCCCACTCCTCCCACTCCTCCCACTCCTCCCACTCCTCCAACAGAACAACCAAAATAATTTAATATAATTCATTTTCCTTATAAATAAATAAGGAGAATGTATGGGAAATATCAATTCCAAAGACAATATCATTAAATATGCACTGCGTGCATTGGGACACCCTGTAATAGAAATAAACGTAGATTATCAACAGTGTCAAGATCGAGTAGACGATGCATTAGAACTTTTTGCAGAACGACATTTTGACGGGGTAGAAAAGGTTTATTTCAAACATCAATTAACAGAGGATAATGTTAAAAAAGCATATATCGACACAGATCAATTAATTCCTCCATCAGGAATAACAGGAGATGGACCAAACGGTACTACTATAGTGAGCGTTATTCGTCTGTTTCGTCATAGTAATTTTGCAAACATCAACATGTTTGATGTTAGATATCAAATGGCACTAACAGATTACTTTGGCATCAATAGAGGATTGGCATCACAAAGTTCTTTAGGACTTCCACAATACGCTTCCACAAAAAGATATATCAATCTCATTGAACAATTTTTTTCTCCAGAAAAGGCAATACGTTTTAGTAAAGTCAAAAATAGAATTTACATTGACGGAACAATGGAAGATGTTCGAGTCGGAGATTATATGATTATAGAGGCGTATGCTGCATTAAATCCAGAAATATATACTGAAATATATGACGACCGATTATTAAAAAAATATGTTACTGCTTTGATAAAAAGACAATGGGGTGCAAACATGTCAAAATTTGACGGAGTTCAATTGCCAGGAGGAATAACTACGAGAGGAGGAGTAATCATGCAAGAGGCGATTGCAGAAATACAGGCAATTGAACAAGAGTTAATATCCACGCATGAGATGCCTTCTGATTTCTTTATAGGATAAATAAATGGCAACTAATCCGTATTTTAAATCATATGACTCTTTAACCGAGCAAAAATTGATCGACGATTTAACTATAGAAACAATTAAAGCTACAGGAAAAGATATTTTATATATTCCTAGAGATTATCTCATTATCGATAATTTATTTGGCGAAGATCCAGAGTCGAAATTTACAGAAGGTTATCCACTAGAAGCATATTTAGTAAACGTAGATCGATTTGAAGGAAACAGAGATATCATAATGAAATTTGGGGTTCAAATAACAGATCGTGCATCGATACTTATTTCCAAAAAAAGATTCGAAGAAGAAGTAAAAATTAAAAGAACAGAAATACCAAAACCAAGAACTGGCGATTTAATTTACTTACCTCTTTCTAAGTCTTTGTTTGAAATAAATTATGTAGAAGATGAATTTCCTTTCTATCAATTGGGAGGATTGTCTACTTACACACTAACACTAGAATTGTTCACATATAGTGGAGAAGTTATTAATACTGGAATAACAGATGTTGACGAAGTTGAAAAACTAAGAAATAAAAAAACTACCTATGCATTTATCAATTTAACTCCAATTTCTGGAAAAAATTTATTAAATGGAGAACAAGTATTTCAAATAATTGGAATTACTGGAGGTTCTTTTATAAATGCAACAAGCACCGCAACACTACTTAATTTCATTAAAGGTTCTACACAAAATGCAATCCATCTCATTGAAATAAGTGGAGGATTTTCTTTTGCCTCGAATCAAACTATACGAGGAGCAGAATCTGGTGCAGAATACTATTTCAAAGGAAGTACTTCTCCAAGTGATACTAGTGTATCTCAAGATCCTTTCACATCGAAACTAGGAGGAGACAACGATTCGACTCAAGTAGGGGGAATTAAAATATTTGATTTTACTGATATAGATCCATTTTCCGAAGGCAATTACTGATGTTTACTCAAATATTAGATAATCAATTTAACGATTCGATACGAAAACATGTTATAATTTTTGGATCTTTGTTCAATTCTATTTACACAAAAACAGAAAGAAATGGAGAAATACAAAAAAGAAGAGTACCGATAAGTTATGGACCAAAAGAAAAATTTATTAGACTTATCATAGAAGAGAGCGGCATCACAGATAAAACACACATCCAAGCAGATTTACCAAGAATGGCATTTGAAATCGTAAATCTACAATATGATCCAATAAGAAGAATAAACAGACTAACAGAAAAACGAAAAATAATAAACAATGTGCCTTTTAGGTCATATTCTGAAGCTCCTTATAATTTTACTATTGCCTTATATTGTTTTTCTAGAAGCACCGAACATAATCTACAAATTATAGAACAAATAGTTCCATACTTTGCTCCAGATTTCACAGTAACAGTAAACATGACTCCATTAAACACTAAAGTAGATATTCCCATATTACTAAACGATGTTGATGTGAATGAAGAATATGAAGGATCATTTGATTCCAGAAGGGCTTTAGTTTCTACTTTATCTTTTACTATGAAAAGTTACATATACAGTCCTATACTAACAGATAACAGAGTGTATATAGAAAATATAGATATCAATCTTTATGAAAACAACTTTTCTAACTTTATTTCAGATTTTGGGTTTACAGGAAATCCTATGATTGGATTTACTTCTGCCTTTTTTAATCAAGGAGGTACAGGATGATTAGATCAAATAAAAATATATCAGATGCATTAGATATTTCATTTGATGGCGAAGAAAATCTAAAAGAAAAGATAAAATCAGAAATTATTATTAGCGAAAATAAAATTTTAAATACACAAACGGAAACACAAGATACTCCTTTACAAAATGATTTTGAAGCTGCTAGAAAAAATATAAAAGAACTTATTTCTAGTGGAATGGGTGCTGTTGATGGAATATTAAAAGTAGCAACAGAATCTGATTCTCCAAGAGCATACGAAGTTTTAACAAATATGATCAAAACAATGAGTGATATGAATAAAGATTTAATAGAAATTCACGAAAAACTAACAGACGCTCAATCTAAAAAGGTCACTATAAAAAATACTACAAACAATTCCATATATGTAGGATCTACAACAGAATTACAGAATCTTATAAATCACGAAAGAAGTCCACTTAAAGTAATAGAAGAAGAGATTTAATAATGAAAAGACCAGGTTACCTTGGAAATCCAAATCTCAAGCCAGAAGGCCAATCTTTACAATTCACAAAGGAACAAATTGAAGAGTATTTGCGATGTTCTAAAGATCCTGTTTATTTTGTAACAAAATACATTAAAGTTATTTCTCTTGATGAAGGATTGGTAGATTTTAATCTGTATCCGTATCAAAAAGATATGATTGAAACTATACACGAAAATAGATTTGTTATAGCAAAATTGCCAAGACAGAGCGGTAAAACCACAACAGTTGCATCTTACTTGTTGCATTATGTTTTATTCAATCAAAGCGTTAATGTTGCAATATTAGCAAATAAACAATCAACAGCAAGAGATATCTTAGCAAGATTAAAATTGTCATACGAATATTTGCCCAAATGGATTCAACAAGGTGTTAAAGAATGGAATAAACACTCTATTGTATTGGAAAACGGCGCAAAAATAATTGCAGCTGCAACTTCATCCAGTGCAATTCGAGGAGGATCGTATAATGTTATTTTATTAGATGAATATGCACACGTTCCTACTTCTGTTGCAGAAGAATTTTTCAGTTCAGTTTATCCCACAATTACAGCAGGTCAAACTACAAGAGTTATTATGATTTCCACACCAAAAGGTTTAAATATGTTTTACCACTTTTGGAAAGGTGCCCAAAGTAAACAAAACGAATACATTCCTATAGAAGTTTCATGGAATCAAGTTCCAAAGTATCCAGGAGGGCCGTTGCGGGATGAAGCATGGAAACAAGAAACAATACGAAATTCATCAGAACGTCAATTTCAAGAAGAATTTGTTTGTGATTTTATAGGATCCACTAATACTTTGATATCTTCTCATAAATTAAATTGTCTTGTTTGGAAAAAACCTCAATATAAATCAAATGACGGTATCACCATATTCGAAGAACCAATAAGAAAAACAGAAAAAACAGAAGAACATATTTATTATACAGTAGTAGATGTTTCTCGTGGTCAAGGAAAGGATTACAGTGCCTTAACAGTTATCGATATAACTGAGATGCCCTATAAGGTTGTTGCCAAGTACAGAAATAATACAGTTTCTCCCCTGTTGTTCCCGTCTATTATTTGTTCTATTGGAAAAAAATATAATAATAGTTATGTTATGGTAGAATTAAACGATATTGGAGCACAGGTTGCAGACATTCTTCATCAAGATCTCAATTACGAAAATCTTATTCGAAGTAATATCAGGGGAAGAAAGGGCCAAATATTAACTGAAGGTTTTTCTAGTTCTAAAAATCATCAATTAGGAATCAAAACAAGTCAAATTGTTAAAAAATTAGGATGTTCTGTTTTGAAGAACTTAATAGAAAACGACAAACTTATAGTGGAAGATGCAGAGATAATCGAAGAATTGACCACTTTTATTGCAGATCATTCTTCGTATCGTGCAGAAGACGGATATACCGATGATCTTGTAATGACACTTGTTTTATTTTCGTGGGCAACACGACAGGAATTTTTTAAAAATTTAACAAATCACGACGTTCGAATGGAAATTTATGAAGAAGATATCAAAAAAATAGAAGAAGAATTTCTTCCTTTCGGATATATAATAACCGCAGAAAGTTCATTTGAAGACTTGAATTCTCCTAAAACTCAAGATCATTGGATGAATGTGGATGCCAATTCCCTGAAAGATAATCACCGATGGGTGGATTTGTACAGGCAAAATGGGTTCTTCTAATATTCTATTTATAGTTATAGATGTTTATAATTTTTTGCAAATATTCATAATTATAAATAGACTGAATTATTAAAGGGGAGATCTTATGCCAATAACATTTATCGAATCTGAAAATCCAGTAATTTTACCGTCTACTAATGGGGGCGATACTAAGATAGGATGTATTTCTCGTAATGGTCTTGATAAACTTGCAACTGCTAGCGAATTAACTAAGGCATATATCGTAGAAAAAAGTCAAAATAGCTGGTATGAACGGCTTCGTTTATTGCTTCAATCAGCATATGGTATAACTCAAGCAACATCAACCACAGACAGTCAGCTTCTGACTGGAGTCAGTGGCGGTGCAAGCATAAAAGGAATATTGAACAAAACAGGACCATATGGTATAACTTCTGGTCAATTTATAGGTAATTCTGGTGGAACACTTACCCTAAGTTCAGAATGGGCAGAAGAATGGTGGAACGTTAAAAATGCTTTAGAATACGGACAAACTGTTGTCATCGGATTAATCGATGGCAAAGGTTTTACGGGCCCGTTAGGTCCATTAGGAACAGGTGGTGCCCCAGCTTTATCTTTGGTTGCCTCTGTGACCGCAGAAGCTCCAATGTATACCGACAATAAATTTTCTTGTTTGTTTCAAATCTCTGGAACGGATAACGGATTTAGTGGAGCTTCTTATGTGGGAAGTACAGCTCACAAGGACGTTTACTCTGCAATTGGGATTTTACGGTCAAAAGAAACTCCTAGTGTGGGCATAGTTTCGGCTGGATTAACTGGAGCTATTGCCGCAACAGCAGAGATTGGGTTAACTGCAGATTCTCATATTATTGCAATTGCTGGTAAAAAGAAACACAATGGTATTCAGTTTGATTTTAGCACTAGTCCAGTTTTACTTACAACCCATTTGACACCAGATGTTGCTGGAATAATTGCCAACACAAATTATTGGCAATCTCCAGCTGGAACGAAACGAGGAACTGTAAAGAGCGTAGTTTCACTTGAAACAAACTTCACAGACACTCAAATATCGAATTTGACCAGCAAGGGAGTAAATTACTGCAAGAACATTAACGGATTTGGTACTTTATTATTGAACGATCTGGTATCAGATTCTGAAAGAATTAACATTATTCGAACAATTAATGAAGTTAAAATTGAACTTGTCCCTCTTGCATATGAAGTGTTGTTTGAAGTAAACGACGATACAATAAGATCACAATTCATCTCTCGGGCAGAATCTAAAATAGAAAGCATCAGGGCATCAGGTGCAATAAAAAACTTTAGTATTGTTTGTGACCAAAGTAACAATACACCAGAAGTAATTGCAGCAGGAAAGTTTGTAGCAAAGGTTCTTTTGGTGTTTGGAACACTCATACGAGAAGTAGAAATTATTGTTTCTAAGGGTGAAGAAGTCGAAGGCGGAATAATAGTAGAAACTCCATAATTTTTGCAACAATAGGAATAGGAGAATAAATTAAATGTCAGGGCCCATAAACATCAGTACATTTCGAAAAGCTTTCCAAGCATCTCGGTCCAATCGATATCTAATCACTCCCGTTGGACCAAACAATTCAACTTTAGGTCTAAATGTCTCACATATGACTTTGTTTGCAAAGGCAACTGCGATTCCAGGAACTCAAATAGGAATGATCCCTGTGGGCTATAAGGGGAGAATAATCAAGTTTGCTGGAGAACGACAATTCGGCGAATGGGTTATTCAGGTTTACGATGGAACTATTCGAGGAGAACCCCAACGCAATATCCGTGAAATCATGGAAAACTGGATCGAATTAACAAACTCTTCTATAGAGCATGTGGTACGATTAAATACTGCATCCGATGGGCCATGGACCGTCAAGTGGTTTGACACCGATGACGGCATTGGAATAGGCACTATTAACGATAGTGATTTTAAACAAACGTTTAAATTACATAATTGTTGGCCAATAGATATCAGTCCGATTGATTTAAGTTACGATCAGGCAGACGCATTTTCTGAATTTACACTTACATTGGCATACGATTATCATACTTACCAATAAAAGGAAAAAATAAATGGTAGATGTACAAACTTTCAGAGAAAAATTTTCAGCATCCAGATCTAATCGTTACGGTATCGATTTTACAATACCTGGTGGTATAGGCACTCTCAATGCTGGAACATTCAGAATATATGCCAAAGCTACATCTGTTCCTGGTTCTATTGTTAATTTTATACCAGTGGGCCACCAGGGAAGAGTTATAAAGTTTGGCGGAGAACGACAATTTGGTGAATGGGTTATTCAAATTTATGACGCAATAAGTGGTGATGATGATAATACTACTATTAGAAAATTATTCGAAAACTGGATTACTTTAGCAAATGATCCAGAAAATAACAATCACCGTTTTGATATCGGAACCGGAATAAACTGGATTATTAACTGGGACGATATTACCCACAGTGCAACGCCGACAGGACAACCAATGGGTGCCGGTACTGCTTCTTACAGCAAGAAGCTTAAATTATACAATTGTTGGCCGTCCGATATCAGTCCGATTGATTTAAGTTACGATCAGGCAGACGCATTTTCTGAATTTACTGTGACAATGAACTACGATTATCACCAATATCTGTAACTAACTCTTATAAATAATGTATGGCATTTGAAATATTTGGTTTTTCTTTCGGAAAAAACAATGAATCTGGATTAACAGCAGAAACAAAGTCGGTCTCTTCTTTTGTTTCTCCGGATTCGTATGACGGCACCTATATTATAGAAAGTGGCGGTCTCGTTGCATCCTTGTATGATGCAGGAGGAATAGCAACCGCGAATGACACACAAACTATAGGACAATATCGTTCCATGTCTCTTTATCCGGAAGTAGACATAGCAATAGAAGACATCATCAACGAATCTTTAGTATACGATAAAGACGGTGAGGCTGCAAAATTGGATCTGAGTCGAGTGAATTTATCTCCTCAAATAAAACAAAAAATACACGAAGAATACAAAAACATTCTCAAATTACTAAATTTCACAAACAAGGGATATGAATATTTCAGAAGATGGTATATCGATGGACGTTTATATTTTCATAACGTCATTGACACGGATAGACCAGAACGAGGAATAAAAGAATTACGAGCAATAGATCCCACTAAAATTACAAAAATAAGAAAAGTGGAAAAAGAATTAAAAAACATTAACCAAACCACGCAGGTGTATGTTATCAAATCCATAGACGAACATTTTTTGTATACAGACATGACAGTAGACAGTCTCATTCCAACGACCAATGCCGGTTTGAAAATTTCAGTAGATTCTATAACTTATATACATTCCGGAATCATCGACCAAACAACCAAAAAAGTTATCGGTTACTTGCACAAAGCAATTAGACCCTTGAACATGCTTCGACAAATCGAAGATGCTGTTGTGATCTATAGAATGTCTCGCGCACCAGAACGAAGAATTTTTTATGTGGATGTGGGAAATTTGCCCAAACAAAAGGCAGAACAATACATGAAAGATCTCATGGTTCGATACAGAAACAAACTTTCATATGATCCTAAAACTGGAATGATACGAGACGACTGGAATCACAATTCCATGTTGGAAGATTTTTGGATTCCTCGCAGAGAAGGAGGCCGAGGAACAGAAATCACAACACTCGACGGCGGACAACAATTGGGCCAATTGGAAGACGTAGATTACTTGTTGAAGAAATTGTTTCGTTCTCTCAATGTTCCACTCAGTCGCCTTGAGGCTCAAAACGGATTCAATATGGGCAGGATGGGAGAAATAACCCGAGATGAGGTTAAATTTTTTAAATTCATTGAAAGACTTAGACGACAATTTTCTACATTATTTTTAGATTTGCTTAAAAAACAATGCATACTTAAAGGAATAATGACAATTACGGACTGGGAGTCTATAAACCAAGACATATTTTTTAAATTCAATAAAGACTCGTATTTCGATGAATTAAAAAATAATGAAATTTTAAAAGAAAAGGTTGAAATGCTAGGAATATTGAGTCAAATGTCAGGAACCTTTTTTTCGGATAAATACATCAGAAAACAAATTTTAAATCAAACAGATGAAGAAATGATTCAAATGGATCAAGAAATGGCAGAAGAACGAGAGATAAAAATACAACAACAAATGGAACAACAGGCACGAGAAATGCAACAACAACAAGAAATGAATGGAAATGAAAACAACACAAAAGAATCTTAAATTCAATTCAAATAATTATAGTAATATTTTTAATTATTATGATAACGGATTTTATGAATTTTTAAAAGTTGCAAGCAAGTCAAAAATTCCAAAAAAATTAAAATTTCGAACAAAAAACTCATATTTTATATCGTCGCAAAATGCCATGAAAATAAAAACCTATATAGATAATATAGGAATTAAATATAAGGGAAAACAACTAAATAATTTATTTTTAAAAAATCCACAACAAATTCAAAATATTTTAAATTATAAATAGGAGAACTTATGAATTACTCTCAAAAAATAATAGAATCAGCTTTTTTAAACAAGCCCTATGAAATTAAAAAATTACTAAAAGAAGCTATGGCCCAAAAAATTGGATTGATTTTAGAAGAACAATTAAAGGAATTAGGATCTAATTTACTAGAATATTCTGAGAAAGTAAAAAAGCCACACGATATTAAGAACACCCCCAAAACAGATCCTGTCGGAGACATAAATGACGATATAAAAAACAATATTGAAAACACAGGAAGCGTGCCGAAGATCTGGAAAGAATACAAAAGATCTGCACGTGCAGACGGAGATTTAGAAGAAGATAAAACTGCAACTCAAGCAGCTTTGCTTCAGGCGAAAAAAGAAACTCTTCGTAATCTTCTGAAAGATAAGCAAGGAACATAATGCTATTAATAACAGAACAGTCTTTTGACTGGGTTAAACCTGTAATAGAAGAAGCAACAGAGGGAAAACCCAAGTCTTATTTTATTGAAGGTATAATGCTTCAGGCAGAAACAGTAAATCGCAATGGCAGAAAATATCCCACAAAAATTTTAATGAAAGAGTGTGAGCGATACTCCAAAGATCTTATTCGAGAAAAACGATCTTTCGGCGAATTAAATCATCCGTCGAGTCCAACCGTTAATTTGGATCGTGTCTCTCACATGATAACAGAATTACGGCAATCCGGAAACGATGTCATCGGCCGAGCAAAAATTTTGTCTACTCCGATGGGCAATATCGCAAAGAGTTTAATTGAAGAAGGAGCCCGTCTCGGAGTATCTTCTCGTGGAATGGGTTCATTGAAAAAAATCAACGAAATAAACGAAGTTCAACCAGATTTCATGTTGTCTGCAATAGACATCGTTGCAGATCCGTCTGCTCCCGGTGCATTTGTCAACGGCATTTTAGAAGGTAAACAATGGGTATGGGATAATGGCCTTTTGCGAGAAGAACAAATATCCAAAATACATCAAAAAATTAAAAACACTCCTTCTAGACGTCTAGAAGAAACTACACTTAAATTATTTAAAAAATTCATTAACAGCTTATAATTGTAATAATTCCAAATTATAAATATCACACAAAACGGAGGATATGACTGTGCAAAACAATCAACAAAGAGTAAGAGATTTTAGTGGTCGTGGAGATCAAGACGCAAGTGGAAGAGGTTCCGTTGATGCTGGGGCTGTCGCACAAGACGGACAGGCTCAGGTAAATATGGCATCACTCAGACCTGGTGGTGGCTCATGGGATGCTGCGCTTCATAGAGTAGCGATGAGTAGTCAACAAGATGAAACCGAAGATGAAACCGAAGATGAAACCGAAGATGAAACCGAAGATGAAGATAAAAAAATGAAAACAGAAGATTATATTCAAGTTCTTTTCAACGGAGAATCTTTAACAGAAGAATTTAAAACCAAGGCACAAACTATTTTCGAGGCAGTTGTTTCTGAACGAGTCAGTGATATTGAAAATTCTTTAATTGCTGCAAGTGCCGAAGTGATAAAAGAAGAAACAGAAAAGGCAACCAGCCTCGGTTTACAAAATCTCACTGAATTGGTAGATCGATATTTAACTGAAGTCAGCAAAGAATGGCTCGAGGAAAATCGAGTCGAAGTAGAAAAGGGTCTCAGAACAGAAATTGCTGAAAACTTTATTTCAGGGTTAAAGGAATTGTTTGAAAATTCTTATATAGAAGTACCAGAAGAAAAAGTAGATATTGTCGATGATTTATTTGAAACAAATTCAAAATTAGAAGATGCAGTTAACTCTGCTATCTCTGAAAATATTCAACTTCGAAGTGCCCTAGGCGCCCAATTGTGCATCGAACAATTTTCGAAAATTTCTCAAGGACTGACTGATACTGAAAAAGAAAAGCTTGCAACATTATCTGAGAGTCTTGATTTTGATTCTCCGGAACAATACGCAGAAAAATTAAATATCTTGAAAGAATCGTACTTTGGTTCAGGTGCTTCTGAAATAAAAGAAACACTGGAAAGTCCAAAAACATCTACCGGTGTTAATGTTTCTGAACCAATAATGGAATCATACGTCAATGCAATCAGTCGGCAAATCAAAAGAAATAAATAATATCAATCAGAAATTTCAAATATTATAAATAAAAAAACAAGGAGAATCAATACAAATGTCTAGAATTCACAAACAAGTCGTATCAGTTCAAAAAGCAGCAGATGGAGCAAATTCAGGAGTAACTCAGGCTTCAGGTAGCGCCGCGACCACAATCACAAAACACTCTGCCTTTCTTGCAACTGCACTGGTTGCTGGAGGAGTAACATTTACTCCTGTTTATTATACTCCTTCAGGCACAACACTGTCCGGAACTCAAACAAATGTGACAAAAGATTCAAATCCAGCATACGTTCCTGTCAGACTTCATTCGTTCACTGGTCTCACAGGCGGAGATCTTACTTTCCTTGCCTGATGTTAAAATAATCAAAAGTATAAATACATTCAATAGGAGAATCAATAAATGGATTTCAACAACACAACACCGTATGACACATTGTTAGAAAAATGGGCACCTGTAGTAGACCACTCAGACATGCCCAAAATCGATGACATTCATCGTCGTCGATGTACTGCTGTACTTTTAGAAAATCAAACGCAGGCACTCAGAGAACAGTATCTCACTGAAGGAACGCCAGCAAACGCTATGGGTGGTCCATTCAGTGTAACAAATGCTGGTGGTCAGGCACTTGCTGGTTACGATCCAATCCTAATCAGTCTAGTTCGTCGCGCCATGCCCAATGTCGTTGCATACGATGTGGCATCGGTTCAACCAATGAGCGCACCAACAGGACTGATCTTTGCAATGCGTTCAAAGTACGACAGCCAATCCGGTGATGAAGCTGCATTCGATGAACCATGGGGCAAGTTCTCGGGCGAAGGTGCGACATCTATTGGTGCATCTGGTGGTTCTGTTACTCCGATCGGTTCTAACGGAGAAGCCGTCGATAATCTTGATGGATTCCGAGCTATGCTTACTGGAACCGGCGAACGTCTTGGTGACGGTGCTGCAGGTAGTGGAAGCTTCAAGGAAATGGCATTTTCCATCGAACGAGTCGCCGTCGAAGCAAAGACTCGTGCCCTGAAGGCAGAATACACTACAGAATTGGCACAAGATCTTAAGGCAGTTCATGGATTGGACGCAGAATCCGAACTAGCCAACATTCTCAGTGTTGAAATCCTTAATGAAATCAACCGAGAGATTCTTCGCACAGTCTATACCACTGCAAAGGTTGGTTGTCAGCAAAGTGATCTTGCTGGTGCAGGTGGTGTGTATGACTTATCGGTTGACGCCGACGGTCGTTGGAGTGCAGAACGCTTCCGTGGTTTAATGTTCCAAATTGAACGTGAAGCAAATGAAATCGCCAAGAAGACTCGTAGAGGAAAAGGTAACTTTGTTATCTGTTCTGCAGACGTTGCTTCAGCACTTGCAATGGGTGGATTCTTAACAATCTCTCCAGCACTCAATGTTAACCTCAACGTTGATGACACCGGAAACATCTTTGCAGGTATTCTCAATAACAAGATGAAAGTCTTCATCGATCCATTCGTGGCATCTGGTGTAGATTTTGCTGTTGTTGGTTATAAGGGTGCAAACCCATACGATGCAGGTATCTTCTATTGCCCATACGTTCCACTCCAGATGGTTCGTGCAGTAGATCAAGGATCCTTCCAGCCAAAGATTGGATTCAAGACACGTTACGGCATGGCACAAAACCCATTCGCCAGAGGTCGCGGATCCACAAGCAGTTCACTTGTTGCAAACACAAACGAATACTACCGAGTATTCCGAGTTCGTAATGTTCACGGCAACGGGGTTCAGTGATATTGAATAGATTTTGATTCTCAAAAGGGGGATTTCGATCCCCCTTTTTTTATTTTATGTTGTTTCGAGTCAAGTAATATGATTTCTTTCATATAAATAGCGTATAACTATGCCTACTCCGCTATCTGGTTTAACATACGGCTCTAGATTCAACGACGACGAAACTATATTTTCTTATAATGATGAGTTTGAATATAAAAACATGACTTATCATGGTTTTTATGGAGCAGGATCAATCCAAGCACAAGAATTAAATGAACTTCAAGAACAATGTCAAACTCAAAGCAGTGTATATTGTAATCTTTTAGAAAATTGGTTAATATACAACAATATAGACGGAAAATATACATTAGCAACAGGAATATCTGGTGGATTTCTTACAATAGAAGACACCATAATACCAGAAGATCCAAATTATATAACAACATCAGTAAATGGTCTAAACGTAAATTACCTATACACTAAAGGCTGGTATTTCAAACAGTATTCAAATGGATTTGGTCAATACGTATATCTTCCACATCTTAATACTGTTTCTTTAGGATTTGGGGGAAGTAAAGATTATCTGTTAAGATATTTAATACAAAAAAGAACTGCAAATTCTCGTAGCTCTTCTGAAAGATGGTTTTTTTTAAAAGATCAGTTTAATCCAACCACTCTAGATGTATTTGGTTCACACAGGATACAAGATTATTTATTAACAAATAAAAATGCATCTGATCCAATTGGGGCCTGTTGTGTTGTGAACGAGTGTTCGACGACGACAGCGCTTCAGTGTGCGTTTCAGGGAGGTGACTGGCGAATAGGAATCCCGTGCGAGTCGGATACATGCTCAGGTGGTGGGGGATCCCCCTTCGGCGCCTGTTGTGTTAGTGGCGTGTGTAGTATTGTAACTCAAGTTGATTGTGCGAGTCTGGGAGGTGTCTGGACATCAGGAATCCCGTGCGAGTCGGATACATGCTCAGATGGAAATCCAACTGAACAAACAGGAACTCTTTCTTCTGGTGGACCAAGTATTTTTAATAATGTATTATTTTACACAACAGGATTTACTGGAGAAGTAAAATCTATATCTGGTTGGGATCCAAATCCCACTGCACCTGACGCTAATTTTATAGGAAAAGCAATAAGAAATGTTAATGGATTCAATCTAACTCCTCCGCCTGGATTAACTGGAGTTCTACAAATAGAACAAGGACTGGGTTTTGCCGTAGCTTTAATAGATAAAAATGGAACTCGATCTCTTACTGCATGGGGTCATCCTGTTTCTATAAATGGAAATCCCGTAGCTATTTCTCAATATAATAATTCAACTACTTTATTCATGCAACAGTTGAATCATTATCAACAATCTAATAAAAGATTAAACGGTATAGGTATTAAAAAAATAGCAACAACAGCTTCTAGTATTTTTGTGTTATTAGATAATGGAGAAGTAACCAGTTATGCTCAAACTACAAATGTAGCACCTGAAGCCAATGAAGAAAATTATATATGGGCTCCTATAGGAAAAATTCCAATTCCTGTTAAAAACAATGCAACTTATATAACAGGGTGGACTGGATATGTTTCTCAAATTCAAGGTGCTAGTTTATCTTCTTATATAGTATCGACGAATGATCCGTCTAATGGGTGTTTTGGTCCAAATAATGCTGAATTAGGTCCAACCCAACTCGATGGAATTTCTTGGCATGCTAATTTGTCCTGGCGACAATACAGAAAACGTTCTCCAAATTGTGGTAGAGGTACTCCTGGTGTCGAAGAATCTCCTCTTGGATGGACATTAACCGGAGCACCAAATGATTATTATTTTTCCAGAGAATCTGTAGGTCAAAGCGGTCCTAACTACAGCACATTAAGCACATGGCATCCAGAACAAAATGAAAGAATTTTGATGTCAGGAATGATGGGTTACGTAAACCCTTCAAATTTCCCCAAAGATATTCGAAGTAATTTTCCAAGCAATTCTGTATTTGGTATATCTAATAAAAAATATATAGATATTGCTGGAGGAAGATCTCATGTTATTGTATTAACAGAAGAAGGAACGATAGAAACATGGGGATGGAATTATTATTATACAATAACCGGAAGTGGATCACACTCTCAAGGAAATGCAGGATTCATACGAGAAGGTTCTGGATTTACACTAGGTAGAGATGATAACGCTTGGGATACAATAGATGATGACGGCATCACACATCATAGACCATGGCCATCAGCACCAATGGGAGACAATACTGCACCAATAGTAAAATTATTAAAGAACACACCAAAATCTGTAATAGGAATAGGATCTTCTTATTATAATAGTGCAGTTATTTTTGATGATATTACACTCAATGGAACTGTAAAACAAAAAGGCTCTATATTTGTTTGGGATCGAAATGAATGGGGAGAGTCTTTGCCAACAGGTAACCTTCCAAATGGTCCATTCAAGCAAATATCTGGAGGATATCATCATTTTATTGGTTTACGTGATAATGGAACTGTAGCCTGCTGGGGAGAAAACAATGATGGAGAGTGTAATGTGCCATCGGCACTAACTATACCTAATTCAGAAAATCCATGTGTTAAGGTTTGTGCTCTAAGAAGAATATCATTTGCGTTACAAAAAAACGGCGATCTTTGGGGATGGGGAAATACAAGAGAAAGAGCGTTCGGATTTAAAGGATTCACCTCAGGCGAAAGATTTAATGTACATCCAGATATAAATGACCAAATAATAATACTAGAATCCGATATTCCAGATTTACCAAATACAAATCAATTAAAAGATTGGTGCAATATTGTAGCAAATCGAATAAGAAATGTAGATCCCGATGA